ATTTAAACGTAAAGCTAGCAGCATACAAGAGAGAATTCCTTGTAGATAGTCTCCGATCTGAACGCGGCTTTATTGGAAAAAAAGCAGACTTTCTTATTGCTTCCACGAATGGTCAAAATATTCTTATTGAATGCAAGTCGGCAAAATACGATTCGCTTAAAGCTATTGGTCAACTGTTGATGTACAAGCGCCTTCTATTAAAAAGGGGGATCGTCGTGGATCGAATGGTTATTGTTTGCTCATTCTTTTGCGAGGATTTGGGCGGTGTTGTTACTGACTTTAAACTACCAATTGAATTGTTTTTCATGGACAAGGATAAATGTATATCAAGATGAGTGCCCCAAGAAATAATCAGTTCTGGAAAAACAGGTCAAAACATGGCCGTGATAGGCTATTCAAAACATCAAAAGCTCTCTGGAAAGCTGCCCAAGAGTACTTCGAATGGGTAGATAAGCATCCCTGGTACAAAAATGAGTGGAAAGATGGCAAGATGAGAAAGATACCAACTGCCCGTCCTTATACTGTTTCAGGTCTTTCTATCTACTTGAATACCAGTGAATCATATTGGAGAGAGTTTAGGAAGAATGAGAACCTGCCAGAAGATTTTTTGTCAATCATTGCCAATATCGAGAATATTATCCGCACTCAGAAGTTTGAAGGCGCTGCAACTGGAGCCTTTAATTCCAATATAATAGCGAGGGATTTGGGCATGGTTGATAAGACTGCTCTCACTGATGCCGAGGGGAATTCGATACCACTTCAAACGTTCCGATTGCCTGATAATAATCGGGCGTTAAACAATCCATCTGATGGTAGTGACGAGTCGGCCAGTTAAGTTCATTGAACCCCAAAAGGGATTTCAAACAAATGCATTAGCAACATCTGCTGATATCGCGATACTTGGTGCTGCTGCTGGTGTTGGTAAGACATGGACACTACTTGTTGAGCCGGTAAGGAATCTGAATGTAAAAGGATTTGGTGGTGTGATCTTCAGAAGAACAGGTCCGCAGATTCGTAACCAGGGAGGGCTTTGGGATACTTCGGTTGAAATATATCCAGCGGCAAGGGGAGTGCCACGCGAGTCATACCTGGAATGGATATTCGTTCACGGCAATAAGATGAAGTTCTCTCATCTCGAACATGAGAAGAACGTTTTTGATTGGCAAGGGTCGGAGATTCCATATATCGGTTTTGATGAGCTGACGCACTTCAGCTCTAAAATGTTCTGGTACCTGCTTACCCGTAACCGTTCAACCTGCGGAGTAAAACCTTATGTACGTGCAACGTGTAACCCTGATCCTGATAGTTGGGTATTTGAACTTATTACATGGTGGATCGACGGAGAAACAGGATACCCGATCCCTGAGCGAGATGGAGTGATCAGGTACTTTACTAAAACTGCTGATGTAATTGTTTGGGGCGATACAGCGGAAGAAGTGATAGAAAAAGCGTGGAGTGATCTTGAACCGATGGTAACAGCATCCGGAATAGATGCAAAACATTTTGTTAAGTCGATTACGTTTATCAGTGGTTCTATTTACGACAATAAGAAGCTACTATCCAAAAACCCTGAGTACCTGGCGAATTTGAATGCACAGGATCCTCAAACGAAGATGCAGCTGCTTGATGGAAACTGGAAGGTAGCGATAAACAAAAATGAGTTGTACGACTACGCAGCCTTCCGCGGGATGTTCGACAATGTGTTTACTGTTGCAAATGGAAAGAAGTATATCACAGCGGATATAGCCGGCAGCGGGTCAAATAAGTTTGTTGTGTGGGTATGGGATGGGTTTGAATTGATAGATGCTTTAATTATGGCGGTGAGTAACGGACCTGAAGTAATCGGTGGGATAAAAGAGATGGCTCAAAAGCATAAGGTACCGAGCCGGAATATTTGTTATGATAATGATGGGATTGGTGGGCTCGTTGATGGTTTCTTCTCTGGTTCACTTGGCTTTCATGGAGGAGCAACACCGTTACCCGATCCGGATAAACCAGGCAAGGACCCTAAAACAAATAAACCGATACCTGAGAATTACAAGAACCTGAAGACTCAATGTTTTTACCGTAGTGCAAGGAGAACGAATTCTAATGGGTACCGGGTAAGCGAGCATGTTGCCAGTATGATGTATGATGAAAAGTCAACCATCAAGCAACAGTTTATGAAGGAACGTAAAGCAATTAAACGCGATAAGGTTGATATGGATGGAAAGCTTTGTATTATACCTAAAGAGCAAATGAAGGTGTTACTAAACGGCAATAGCCCTGATATTATGGATGCATTCAGTCAACGTGAATTATTTGAACTTAAACCAATACCGTCATGGGGAATGGTGTAAAAAATAATCCAGCAGGGAATATGGAAGAATTGCAAAGTCAATGGATAGACTACACATTCCGGATGTTGGACTCGTTGAAGCAGCTAGCGGAAATGCCGATAATGGATAAAGAGGATATAGTTTATGCAATTGATATGATGAAGGATAAGGTAATGGAAGAATGCAATATTCAGAAAGCCCAATCAATAATTAATGGATATAGTAATCCCACTAAGTGACACAAGCCGATGGTATGATGTAGAACTGAAGTATGCGCTTCGGTCGTTCGAGGCCCATATGGTCGTTGATAAAATGTTTCTAGTAGGCCTGTGTCCTGCCTGGTTGAAAGACGTTATTCATATTCCTTACTCCGATATCCAAAACCTCAGACAAAAGGAAAAGAATATTTGCGGGAAAGTGTTAAAGGCTTGCAATGATCCGAGAGTATCAGATCCTTTCATATTCGCTAATGATGATCATTTTATACTGAATCCGTGGAAAGGATTGTATGAGCATTGCGGGCCGTTAATGACAAAGCAGAAAACAGCGTATAAACAAACCGCTCAGAACACGATTGATGTCTTAGGGCCCTGCAACAACTTCGACGTCCATTGCCCGATAATATTCGATAAAGAAAGGTTTTCAAGTGCATTTGCTGATATGGATTTCCCTGATTTCGGTTACTGCATGAAAACAATCTATTGCGTGAAGAATGGAATTGAAGGAGTGGAAACTACTGATGTTAAAATAGAATCGGCATTGAATAAGGTGCAGCTGGATGAGTTGTTGATCGATCGTGATTGGTTCAGCTGCGGAGATATAGCGTGGGATGGAGCGCTCCATAAGTGGCTCAATAATAGATTCAGGATTAAATGCAGGTGGGAGAAATAAACCAAAACAATTCTATATGCAAACAACGGTGATAATACCACTTGGCAGATACAAAGAGCTTGAAACCTTCGAGAAAGCAGTTGCCGATAATTTGATACTGTTTAGAGGCGAAAATGGGGATCGTATCTCTATCGATCCAATTCTCTACACGAAAGATGAATTTGTATTAGGTCAACAGAAGTTAATCGAACGGAAAGATGAGGAAATAGCTGATTTACGCGATATCAAGGATAAACACCTTAGCGAATTAAAGGATATAAAGACCGTAACTAATTATCTGCATAAACTCAGCGAAGAATTTGACACTCTAAAATGGTATCAGTTCGGAAGGCGAAGACATTTAATATCCCTTATTACCCAACACATCAAGATGGCAAGATTATGAAAGAACTGCAACAGGAAATTAAAGACAAGATCAAATCAGCCGATCAGCGTGAGATTAAAAAGGAATTAAAGCTTATCGGTAAACTCACACCAAAGCCCGGTCAAAAGGTATGGAAGCTGAATTTAACAACTGAAAAGGTCACTGAAGCAGCAGTAGAGGTTATAGCATCATTTATGGTTGGCAAGAAACATGTAGAGCAGCGCAAACTCGTAGTTGAAAACGATTGCTGGTATGTAGCTGCGATAAATAAAGAGAACGCATGCCGTAAGTTTCTGAAAATGCTTAATAACATCTAATGAATAACATCAGAATAGGATACGAGGGCGATGACTTTGTTAAACTTAATCTTTCCGCAATCATTAAGATTAAGTTCAAACAACCCGAAGAGATGACAATTGAAAATGTCAGGACCGCCATTGTTGACGAGTTGAAGAAATTAGCGGAAGAGATATCAAAAGTTGAAATAAAACCCGAGGCATTTGAATCTACTATTACAGGACCGATAATCCATGATGCAGGTTTATTTGACAGAGGAGTAATGTTCATGTCTACACCGAAAGAAATACCTGTCTTACGAACCGGCAATAAAACACTTGAATAATGCAAACACTCGACCAACTCGGAATAAAACATCAAACTGATAAATCAACCGCTCACCATGGGTACCTTCCAATCTATGAGCAATATCTATCCAAATGGAGAGACAAACCGATCACACTCATTGAGGCTGGTATCGGCGGATATGAATATGCCGATCGTGGTGGACAATCTGCAAGGATGTGGCGTGAATACTTTCCGCATGCAACAATAGTCACTTTTGATATCCATCGTAAGATGCCGATTCATGGAGTGGATGTACTACAGGGAAGTCAAGATGATCCGCTGTTTATTGCGAGTCTTCCGGAGTGCGAGTTATTCATCGATGATGCTTCTCATATCAATCCGCTTACAATTGAAACATTCCGGTTAGCATGGCCCAAGGTTAAACTGGGAGGACTGTATATCGTGGAAGACGTTCATACCAGTTATTGGCCTGATCATGGGTATCAGGGGTGTTCGGATGTTTTTACCCTGAACGCTCACACAACGATGAATGAGTTTTTGTTTATGGCCCACTTTCTTAACAGAGAGCATATAAAATGGGATCGTGATCCAGTGCCATTTGATAAAATACCTGACAATATCGCTTTCATTCACTTTTATCCAAAACTAATTTTAATCGGAAAGAAATGAGCACAACTACGAGTAATAGTAAGCCTGTAAATGAATTCAAAGGGATTAAGATTGGTGACAGGGTTACAAGCAATAAGTTTTATGACTTAGACAAGTATTTTTATGACGGCTCTAGGAAAGTATTGCGTATTGATGAAAACGGACTTAAATACACAGGCGGAGCTTTTGTTTTTGTGGAGTATGCCGGGAAGGAACAGGGCTTTTATTTTAATGCTCTTAAAAAAGCATGATAAGAATGAATCGGGTTCAGTATTTTTGGCGCATGGAATTCGGCCAAACACAAAAGTTCTTCAATAAGGAATACGCAATTAATAACCCCAAAGGTGTTTGTCTTCGAATAGAGGACATGGTAATAGTTCATCCGGATAAGTTCACAGCGTTCATCGTTTGTAAAACAATAGAGATAGATAATATGAATGCGCTGGAAATATTCATCAAAGGTGAAGGACGGCCGCGAGAATTAATGACCGATGAACTATTCAAAAACCTTGAACCCGTAGAAATGCAGTATGAGAAAGATCCGGGATTACCGGACATTGTTTTATTTGAAGGTTAAACTATGGGTAAAATACATTTTAAGAAATTCGGCAACTTCGGTCGCCTGGGGAATCAAGTATTACAATGGCTCGCCATGGAAGGAATAGCCGAAAGCAACGGCCTTGAATTCTGTGTTCCATCTAAATGGAAGTATAGAGAACACTTTAAGACGCCTCCCACAGAATCGGATGATCCAACCGATATAACAATTAAAGAAAGGCATTATCATTTCGATGAATCTCTAATGGGCAATGAAGGAGTGCTAATTGATAAAACTGATATCCTGGGCTGGCTTCAATCCCCGAAGTATTATGATCGAAAGCATTTAAAGAAATTAGAATTTAGCCAATCGCTGATCAATACCGTAATTGAAAAGACTCCAATTCTTCGAGATGAGCAACCGCTTGCCATTTCCATCAGGAGAGGCGACTTCACAAACAACCCTCGTTACTATCAATTAAATCCAGAGTATTATATTTCCGCACTGCTAAAACATTTTGACCCCTATCGCCATATTATTATTTTCAGTGATGATATTCCTTACTGCAGGGTTCACTTTGAATGTCTTCCCAATGTTACATTTACTGATCATCTGAGCGATATCGAGCAGCTATGCGCCATGAGCTTATGCGGTGATTTTATTCTTTCCAATTCAACATTCAGTTATTGTGGAGCGTTACTGGCCGATCGAGGCAAAGTAATCCGGCCAAGATATATTTTCAGTGATGCATACCGTGAAAAAAATAGTGAGCGAGATTTTTGGCCAACAAAAGAATGGCTCGGTGGCAGAGAGTGGACCATTCATGAACCATGTAAAATTGATTTGAAGGATACAACTTTCACCATCCCGGTAATGCATGATCATAGTGATCGGAGGCAGAACCTGAATTTATCACTGTGTTTATTGCAAAGGCAATTCGATACCAATGTTATTATCGGTGAACAAGGTACCAGGCAATTTGGATATACTGCTCAGTGGGCTCAATACCGGTGGTTTGATCTTCCTTATTTCCATCGTACCAAGATGCTCAACGATATGGCTAAAGAATCTAAAACACCTTATATCTACAATTGGGATTGCGATAATATTACTCCAGCCCTGCAGGTTTGGCTTGCAGTAGATAAATTACGAAAGGACGAAGCTGATATGGCTTATCCATTCGGTGGACACGTAGCAAGAATGAAGCGTGATCAATGGTTCAGAATGATGGAGAAGTCGCTTGATGTTGGTGTTACTGCCGGTGTTAAATGGCCAGGAAGATGGGGACCAGAACCTATTGTTTCGAGTGTTGGTCATGCGGTTGTTGTAAACAAGGTTAAGTTTCTTGAATCAGGGGGAGAAAATGAATACTTCATCAGTTACGGACCTGAAGATTGCGAACGGTTTGACCGGTGGAATAAATTAGGATATCGTGTTGCTCGTATTCCTGGCACGATGTATCACATGGATCATTACTGCGGGCCAGATAGCACCGTTAAAAATTCATACTTCAAAGCAAATAAAGAAGAGCTGTATAAAGAGCGAGAAATGTCGGTAGAAGAAATGTGGGCATATGTTAAAGCCTTTCCATGGCGCCACAAGTATAACGAAAGTTATTACGCTTCGATTGAAACAGGTGCGAGAATATCAGCAATAGAAGTTTATAAAGTCCTAAATGAAATCGTTAAGCCGATGAAGTTGATCGTTGATATCGGAGCTGGTGTCGGAGAATGGCAGCATGGCGATTATACTGGTGTTGATTTTAATTCACCCAACAAAGACATCCATCAGCATGATTTGCGTCAACCGTACCGATCTCAAAAAAGATATGATCTCGCATTGTGTTTGGAAGTAGCCGAACACTTGCCAAAAGATAGTGCTGGAGTTCTTGTTGAATCGCTTTGCCAACTTGCTCCATATGTTCTTTTCAGTGCTGCTATTCCATTCCAAGGAGGCGAAGATCATCAGAATGAAAAGTGGCCATCCTGGTGGGCGAAATTGTTTGCAAGGTTTGGATTCTTTCCTCATCCTGTTGATATCAGAGAATCGATTTGGAATAATGATAATGTGGAAGTATGGTACCGGCAAAATATGGTGTTGTATTGGAAAGGAGAGGCGGGAAGGTACGAACTAAACAAAGTTCATCCGAGAATGTGGTTGAATCATAAGGAGGTTCAACTATAACTAATCATTTTAATCACTAATAACTTAAATCAATTTTATGTCAGACACAAAATCGCTTGGAGAAAAAAGAGTAAGAACCGATTTTAATGTATCAAAGTCAAATGTGGTTGATGATATTAAATCCAAATCAGCGGAATGTATCAACCTGGCTGAATCGCTGAAGCCAACCGATGGTTCAATGATGAGTGGGGAAAAGGGGCGTTTAATATCATTGGCTCAAACTGCTTACGAAGAAGCTGCAATGTGGGCAGTGAAGGCCGCTACCTGCTAATTGCATTTTTTTTGACCTTTAATGTCCATACTATCTGAACTTTCAGAAAAAATTAATTTTTCTGAATCAATAGGAAAATCTAATTTAGTATCCCAAATGGATAGTGATAAGCTCGTTCTTAATGGTATTACGGCTGTGATTACCCCAATGGGGGATATCAAACTCACTATTCACCCACAACTACTTCACTCATCACTTCACACTTTTACCACCAATCTCCGTAACGGAACTATATTGGCGGTCGCTAGCAAAAGACTATTACCATCACAGAAAGGCCACACGCATCAGAAGCCTTTGGTAATACAAGCGACTTGCAAACAAGAGTAATTTCTTCACCATATTTTTTTAACACGCCTGTCTCCGGATGGGCTATAACTGTTATATGTGGCGGCTAAAATGGACATTATTAGCCGTGCGATCTCATGGGCGGCACGAAGGAAAGGATTAAATATCGTAACCGATCCTACGCGTGCACCATTGAACGCATCGCAGCAACAAAGCTCTTTGAATCGTTTCCGGTTATTTGGAGTCAACCTCTTCAGTTGGGGTGATTGGGATAATCGGGATTTTGTTGAGAATGGATATATGGGTAATGCGGGTCTTTACAGCATTATCAATCGCATTACTCGTACAGCGGCCGTTGCTCAGTTTAAGGTTTATAGAATCAAAGATGTTAAAAAGCATCAACTCTATAAATCCTGGACAGGACTAAATGCAACAGCTGCAAGTATTCAGAAAGCGATTACGATTAAGAATCTCGCTTATGAAGAAGATCTATCTCATCCATTCAACAAAATACTCGAGAAGCCGAATGATTGGCAGAGCATGAATGAATTCGTTCAGACGTGCATTGGTTTTCGAATGATCACTGGCAACCGTTTTTTATTCATCAATGAAATAACCGCGGGAGCCAATAAGGGAAGACCATACGGATTGTTCAATCTTCCTCCTCAGCATATTTCGATTATCGCAGGGGAAACATTGTTCAAGGTAATAGGATATCAATTACAACTCGGAACAATTACTACGATTCCGGTTGAATTGATTGTTCATAGCAGGTATTGGAATCCTTATTATGATTTAGCTGGCTCTCATTTGTGGGGATTATCTCCACTCAGGGCCGCGAGGAAGACGCTGGAGAGATCCAATAAAGCAGAGCAGCGAGGAGCCACAATGCTTGACAATGCAGGAGCAGCTGGTGTGATGTTCGATAAGAGCGGGTACTTCAAAGATCTTTCTACCGAACAGGCAGAAGAGATGAAGCAAAAAGTAAACGATGAAGTTCTTGGAATTGATAACGCTGGGAAAATTGCACTTGCTAATGGTGATTTAGGCTATCTGAATTTCGGTCAAACCGGAGTAGAGATGCAGATCATCGAGCAGGAAAAGTATAGCGATGAAAAACTGTGCAATATATACGGAGTGCCGGCAGGCTTATTTATGGCTAATGCCAACGCGACCGATAACAATATAAAGGCATGGAACAAACAATTGATAACAGGTCCGGTGATGCAAGAGTTGTGTGCTTTACGTGAGGACCTCAATGAGATTGCAAAAAGATACGGTGGTGATATATGGATCGATTATGATCCGAATGTATATCCAGAGTTGCAGGAAGATTTGGAGAAGACAGCCAATGTGATGCAGAAGGCTTGGTGGCTTAATGGAAACGAAAAACGTTTGGCAACTGGTTATGATGAAGACACTGCTAATCCTATGATGAACTCGTACCTGGTACCAAACAACCTTTCTGATATCAGCAATTTGGACCCAAACAGTTTGAGAAATGAACTTGATCGAGAAGATGATACTGGAGATAGTCAGGATGGTGCATCCGATAGGTCCACTGATGTGCAAGAGTAAAAAAGAGAGAGCATTAAAAAACAGGGAGTTGCTCTCAGCAAGCATAAATGTGATTGTTTCCGGATTAAGTGAGCAGGACGCAATTGTTCGGTTAAAAAAAATGAAGGATGAATATTCAACAGCGGAGAAATCAAGCGCAAGAGTTTAACAGGCTGTTGAATGAAGTTGAAAAAGTTTATGTAGTTAAAATTTACCGGGCCTTAAAAGCCCAAATAAATAATGTAGTTCTTTCTTTAAGGCAAGGTGGTATAGAATACGCTAGAAGAAGAGTTCAGAGTGATGGTATAGGTTCAGAAATGACTGAAGCCATCAGGAGGATGCATCGATCAGTCGGTTTATTATTTGCCAGGCGAACGCTTTCTCAATTGAGGAAGTCACCTGCAAAGCTGAAACGAGGTTTTGGAAATAACGCTGAATGGATCCGATCGATTCAGGAATATTTCCGGTTGCATCTGTTTGACTCTGTTTCATCGATAAGCGAGACAACGAAAAACCACATACTAAAAGTTCTTACTCAGGCAACAGCTGAAGGATGGACACTGGACCGCACGATTAAAGAGATTAATGATGTTGTTTATCTCCAGCATCGTGCAGAAAGGATCGTGAGAACAGAATCGGTAAGAGCGGCTAATTACGGAGTTAATCTGGGAGCTGATGATTACGATTACGAAGTGTCCAAAGAATGGTGTGCGTTCAATGATGATAGAACAAGAGATACGCACAGGCATGGAAGCGGGGTTGATGGAGAGATGAGAGATATCGGCGCATTGTTCAGTAATGGACTTGAATTCCCGGGTGATCCTAAAGGTAGCGCGAAGGAAGTGATTAATTGCAGGTGCACGATCGCCATTGTAGCAAAGAGAGATGAAAACGGACGGCTGATACCGAAGAGAAGAACGGGAGTTATTATTCCAGGATCTTTTGTAAAACCAATTCCGGCTTAAATCAATTTATCAATATGCAATTCACTATTATCAAATCAATCTTCGATCCGAAATACAAATATGTATTTCTGGTTAGCAGGGTTGAAACTGCAGGAGGCATCCACATCATCAATTCGGTGCACAAGTCACTGGATGATGACAGGAAGCCCACCGATCACTATATAACACTTTACCAGGAAGAGCACAATAAGCAGTGCGAACAGGAGATAATGAAAATACTGGGAGAGGAGGCTGTCGAAAGAGAAAAGGCCGACCTCGTACCAATTGAAGATATAACCGCCGAGGCGATAAAAACAATTGAAGCGTCGCGGCAAAATTAAATCTAAGTCCATGTACGAAATTAAAAACATCGAGGCGACTGTTGCGGATGTAGA